GGGCCAAGCTCAACGCAGTACTCAACGGTTTCTCCCGGAGCAAGACTAAATGTTTGCGATACGCCACACGAGATACACTCTTGTGGTTGAGGTAGCGGCTCATCATTGGTGCAAAGCACATACTCTCCTAAGTAAGGGTCGTATCCACCTAGCTTTTGGTTACCAAAGGTCTCAATGAAGTTGTCACGGAACCAAGTACGCATACCTGTTTCTGATACCACCTTCAATTGGTCACTGTTGTACGAACCACCTTTTAGCTGAAGAACAGCTCCGCGTTTTACGTCAGTAAAGTATCTATCAAATCCCCAATTGACGTAGCTCTCAGGGTTGAAACTGATGCCATACTTTTCAATGCGGGCAATCTGCGTACCCAATACCTCAGGCACAGATGTAATTGCGCCTCCTGCGGCTGCATCAGAAAGCAAGTTCTTTCCTGCAAGTACGTATGAGATTTTATCTTCTTGCAATACAAGCACGTCAGTTTCACGGCCGTCCAATTTATAGATTGGGCCAAACGAATCTTCTAGTGGTTTGTAATTGACTAATCCTAGATTGAACTCGTTTAACTTATTCACATTAGACTCGTCATTGTACACTCCACTATACGTCATGTCAGCAAATCGGTCAGCTTCTTTATATTGTTGAGCAGACACGCTAGTTACACGGTTACCCAAATTAAAGGTTCTACCTATAATCGAGTCTAGTATCTTATAGCTTTCTGCTCCATTGCCAAATGCAAAGCAGTTAAAGAACTCAGTATCCACGACTCCTGCAATACCAAGTGCAATGTCTTGGTCCTGCACGTTCCCTAAGTGGTTACCGTCAGCGTCAATACCAAATGATAAGTTGTTCTCAAAGAACACGTCAGGCAATGCGTCTGATGGTTCAGTTTCAAATATCATTGTGGTTTCTGCACGGAAAACTTCGATGTTTACAATTACCGTAGAGCGACGTTTCTTCTTAGCGAAAAGTCCGCTACAACTAATTGTTCCACTTACCAACAAAGACAATTCGTTATTGCTTCCATTTCTGAAGAAGCGATAGTAGTTGGTACAAAGGTCGCAATCAATATCAGTTATAGTCGCAGCAAATGTTGAGTCATACACGTTGTCTGCATCACACTGCCCACCACCAATGTCTTGAATACCTGAGTTAAGAATCAACTCTACGTTGTCACCATCCCACCAATCTTTCATGTTGGAATAGTTGTTTGATGCAATAAGAGTTTTCTCTAAAGTATAGTTACGCTTTTCACAAGAGTTGTTTCCGTCTCCTGTACCTGCACGTTGAAACTTAAAGCTTAGCTTAATACGGCTACCTGCAGGAACGTCATAGTCTACCCATGCAGATGTGGCAGTATCAAATCGGTTCATAGGGTATGCAAGAACTGCACACTCACCTGCACTATCTTGGTCTACCTGTACATTCCCGGGAGCAATTACAGAAAGCTCATCTTGAACAACTGAGAAGCTGTTTGGATTAATCTTCATGTATACCCCTGAAGGAACAGGAATATTTACAGTTGGGTCTAGCTCACTAGGAATCTCAATAAATCCTGCTTGCTTGGCTTCTTTCTCCAACACTGTTGCGTATACGCAATTGTTTGTTGGACCACTAGTGTCAGCCTTCACAATCAGTCTATCTCCCTGCTCAACCTTACGAGCATTCTCGCCTTCTAGTAAGAAGTATGCGTTATTGCTAAGCGGGTCATTGAAGAATATACTGCTGTATATGGTATCGTAGTTCTCTTCGTCGGGCTTGATTACAAACTTGTAACGACTTGCCCAATATGGAGCCCTTTGAGAAATAGGTATTGTTACTTGAATACTATTCTTTGTGTCAGATGCTGAGCACGGGATTTGAACCGTATTGTTCCTACTAACTAACGCAGTAGACGCACGATTGAACTCGTCCATGTAGACGATGCCAATCTCGTATCCCCTGTTGCTGTGCAAGCTTTGCGGAGAGTCAATCTTTTGATAAGTCGCCTCAGCAAATACAACAGAATAATACTCATAAACATCAAACGTTGGAGTTGTAGTGTTGTTGACGAAGCGCATCGCCGGGAATTGGAACCCGATTGATTGGCTAGCAGGTGATGTGATAATAGAAATAGGCTGACCTCCTGCACTGATACCACTAGCAAACTTGATGAGCGCATCTAAGTTGTTTGGGATGGCACAGTTAATAAAGTCAGTAAATGTCGTTCCGTCACATGCCGTAGCAATTGGTTGGATATTAGCTACAGTACCAACCGCCTCTTGGAACTCAATGCTCGTAGCCATTGCAAACACAGAAGTGTAAGACGTTGGCAATACAAATGAGAACGTAGCGTTGATATTCTCTGATTGTTCAGATGGGAAAGGAGTGTCTCCACTAAATTCTTCGTGACTAATACGTACCTCAATGGTAATAGCTGCTCCTTGAACTAAGTCAACACCTGTAAGGTCCACAGACAATACCGCATTCGGAATAGTCTGCGCTCCATTATAATTATAATTACCTGAAGTAGTAGTATCAGAAAGACTAGTAGCGTCAATCTGCTCTATGATAAGTGCTGTAGAGTAGTCGAGTCTGACAGGGTTATTATCCTCGTCAACCATGTTGTATCCCTCAACGTAGTTGCCATACATAAGGCGGTTGCCCATAATGGTCTGAGCCTTTGCAAGGCGAGGAACGTTGTCGTACAAACGAAGCAATTCAGACAACGGCAATACCGTAAAGATTTTGCTATTGCTAAAGGTGTAGGTAAGATTGGTATTGTTAGGAAGACCAAGCACAGCTTTGTCAAGGCTTTCAATTACCTTGATTTCATTGTTGCCGGCCTGTTTGAATAATAGGTCAATGCTCTTTACTAATGGACCACCTGTATTATAAGTGATAATAGCAGCATTGGCCATGTTGGTCATCCCCTCATTCAAGAAGCTATTAATGCTGAACTGAAATGGTTTAGGGATAAATGCCGGTGGAGAAAACTGAGACGTAGCAGAGTACTCTCCGTCCTCATACCTGTACCTGTATGCAAAACAGATGTACCGATTTTGCATAAAGTTATCCTGACTAGCCGTAATTATAGGCTGAACTGCAGGAGACTGAATAGGAGGTCGCTTGATTACAAGCAATGACTCTGCACTGAATTGGTCAATGTTCCCAACAGGGTCAGCGTAGTTACGCACCCTGTTAAGAACACGAGGGGGATTATAATCGTCAGTAAAGAAAATAAGGCGGTCGACAATGTCTACGCCTGTGATAAGATATTGAGGGTTGAAGTTCAATGTAGTGTCAACACCACCCCCGTCGTCAATACTAATGACGTGGTATGTAAGCACATTGGTGTACACGTTGAACGACACAATCATGTCGAGTTTACCTGTGGCTCCAACAGAAAAATTGCTGTCATGGATAAACCAATAAATAGTCTCGTTTGCGCTATCCTCGATGGCTCCGATACAACGAGCATCGCTACTCAGTGGCGTCCCGTCAATGTACTTTAATGCCGTGAGCTGAACGTTGCCTTTGACATTCTCAATCACACCGATTTCAGCATTCTCGGTAGACCCCATGCGAATATTAAGTGCGTCAATGTATTCGCCATCCGGAACAAGGCGTTCATCGACAACCTTGTTCATCCTACCCGCCATGAAATTCCTAGTGAGATTTGCCATATTACTTTATAATCTTGTCCATTCCACGCAAGTTCATCAACAACCTGCCGGGATGTATGTTACTGATTCTAATTTTAGCGTTACGCAACAATGCCGTCTTCTCCTTGCGGGCACGAGCAACGATGTATTCCTGTACTCCAAGTTTAGAGTTAAGAATCTCATACTGAATGTATGCGTAAATGTATTTTTCAAACAACTTGTTTACTGTCACGGATGAGTCGTTCCCGTTCTCCATACCATCAGATATGTACTCAAGGATAACCGACTGACCATACATGTCAGAGTTGAAGTTGATAACTCCATACTTCTTATCAATCGCAAACGTTGGGTTGAAGTTTGCTGTCTCGGTATTCAGACCATAGCGCTGTCCTAGGCCATACTCAAAATACCAATTGCCATCAACTTCCCATCCGTACTGCCCATCGTATGGTGCTCCGGGATTAAGGTAGATACTTTTCTTGGTGCCATGCAAACGGTCATAGTCAATCTCAGAGAACTGAGGCTGCAACACGTTACCGTTTTGGTCGAAAAGAATTACTCCCTGTTGGTCCTGCAAGTATGCCTGAGCCGACAGGATTTGAATGTTCTCTGTAAGTGGGCGTAAATACCCATCCTTATACAGGTTTACCCTTACCCAATTGACGTAGTCAGAGGGAAGAATGTACCTCAATGAGTCATCTACAGTAAGCTCAAGTACTTTGATTTCCTTGAACGCGTCGTAGTTCAACTCTTGGATAGCACGCTTTGCGTGGAACAATATCTTGAATCGCTCCTCGTTATTTACCAAGGAGTGGTTTCCTGAATACATCAACAAGAAATTGTTGACGATGTCGAATAGGCTTACGTACTGATACGAGCCCCAATTGGCATCTGCAGGTTGGTTACCTCCGTTGGCGTAGTACTGATATTGACTTATATATGCCATGATTATAACGATTGTTTTTGTTCTTCAACAGCACCAAACTGTTGAACTTGAATCTCACGGATAGACATACCACAGTACTGAAGAATCTTAGATACGAGTTTGTACTCATCCTCTAATGGAACCTCAAAGTCTTGATAGTCCGGCTGTGATTGGTCAAACACAGGCTCTCCACTTGCCAATGTAATATACGTCCATTTTGGGTCTTTTGGGTACCTAAAATATTGAGCATCCACCTCAGACGGTAGGTTAATAGTCGAAGGATATACCGTCATTATACCACCTTCCTGCACGTATGCAGGGTATTGCTCGGTCGGTGTTGTCAATAAAGAGTTTACCAACATAGTAATCTGACTGTGGTTTACCTTTTCTGCCTCGCCTTTGAACACACGGCTAGGTCCTGATGCGTCATAGCACAGTACCTTATTAAGTAAAAAATAATCAAAACCGGTTGTGGTCAATGATGGCAAAAAGAATCTATTTGAGCCCGGAGCTACTTGAGTGAGCGTTGATGTTTGAGAGAAAACTTCAATACACTCTTCAAGAGCTTTACGCATATCAGCATAAGATGTTCCCGAAATACGGGCGTTCTCTTCGTTTAGCTTCTTGTTATACTGTGAAAAGTATTCCTCAAATACCTCAAGCTGAGACTGTTTGGCATACAGGTTAAAGTCAGACGGAGACACATATCCGTAATTGTTCTTATTGAGAACAGCTAATACGGTATTTCTTACAGAATTTATCATTATACTGTTTTTACAAAGATATACAAAAAAAAAGAGGGTATAGAAATACCCTCTCTAACGATTGCTAGCTTATATAGAAATCTTTACAAGCTATTTTCAAGCATTTTTAGGGCGTCAATTCCTTCGTCACTCTTAAAGAAATTGGCAACAGAAAAGTATGGGTCCTCGCCGTAAGGCACGGTCAACATCTTCTTCTTGTTGGAGTTGGTATTAAACCAAACTTCCTTGCGGCCATTCCTGAAAGTCAACAGCTTGCTCTCAAAGAACACATGCACGTTTGATTGCAATTTCAACATTGGGTCTGATAACATGTTCAAGAAACCACGAGGGTCACGCTTGGCATAAATCAAGACGTCACGCTTCAATTCAGCAGACGTATAACGAGCAGGGTCTTTACCGAACAGAACTCGGCAAACTGTCTCAAGCTGCTCAAGACTTAATTGACGAGCTTCAATCAAAGCATCCACTTCTGCGGACAAGCTTTCAACTTCTTGTGTTGCATCCTTTTCGTAATCAACCTCTGCAAAAGAGATTCCATTCAATGGATGGAAGTGCAAGAATTGCTGCAAAACAGGGTTATTCTTGGGAACACTCAAGAAGCCATTCTCAAAAATAATCGGTTCTACAATTGCATTTCCGTCTTGCTCATCTTCAAAAGGAGTCTTCTGATTGATTGCATAACGCAAAGGGCGGTTAATGTTATTCTCTTCATCAAACCACAACAGCGGGTAACGCTTAGTGTTTCTAGATGGGAGTGTGTATGACAGCGGGGCTGCCTTTCCTTTTAGCTTGTAGAATTTATCTACGGGGATTATTGTCTTTTTCATTTGATATGATTTGATAAAATTTTAAAAAAAGGGGGTGTGTCTTTGAAGACACACCACCCCTATTTCTTCTTCGATTATGCGCCGTAGCGGAACAATACGAAGTTGTTAGCACCCAAGGTACAAACGCAACGCTCAGAGAGGAAGTTCACCTCCATTGCATCAAGGTCGCTTGTCTGAGCACCACCGGCAGAACCTGTAATCCAAGTTTTGTAACGGCGGTCTTCAGTCTCAGACGCACGGTAACGTACGTGCAAGAAAGGACGCTTAGCGTTTTTACCCATGATTTGGTCGTACACGTTCGTAGAACCTGCAGGAACCAAAAGACCTGTTACGGTACCTACAGCTGTAGAAGCGGTAGAAAGACCACCACGCATGGTTGGGTCGTTCAAGTACTTCCAATCAGACTTGTAGAAGTCGTAACCACGACGGAAACCGGTGAACCCTAAGTTCAAAGCCATGTCCTTGTCGTTGTCAAACAAACCATAAGAGGTTCCGTTTGTGCCGTAGCTGTTCTGAGCAGCCAACATGTCGTCGATGTCGAAGCTGAAGGCACGGTTTACGAAGATTACGTTTTCTTCGATAGAGCCTTGCTTGTCCAAACGAGAGATGATGCTGTCGAAATCAGCCAAGGTAGTTGGGTTACCACCGCCCCAAACGTTACCACGGTTGTTAACAACGTAGAAGATACCTTCTGAACCTTTGTTACCGTAGATTGGGTTTAAAGAAGCGTTAGCAACACCTGAACCTGTTTCAGCAGGAACGGCTTCAATCATTGCAGTCTCAAGGTAGTCCTCGAAACGCAAACGAGTTTCGTGCTCACTCTTCAAGTACCACAAGTATCCGGTAGCACCGTTCTCAGTGGTTACTTCAACCCATCCAATCTGAGCCATATCAGAACCGCTTACAGCGTATTTGTCCTTGATGATGATTGGAGAGTTCTCGAAGAACTCGTCTTCACTTTCCAAAGAGCCAATCATTCCGACAGTGCCCTTCTTAAATTCAGAACCGTAAACCCATACAGAAAGTACGGCAGTTCCTGAGAAAGTTTGACC